GACAGCGCCATGAGGCCTCCAAAGAAAAAGGGGCCGCGAGGCCCCTACTTCCTTTTTGCTTTTCGCTTCACCGCTTTGGGTTGTGGCCGCTTGCCGGTTTTCCTTCGGGGTCGCGATGGTCTTTTGGGCCGGGGTGGTCCTCGTGCGCCTTGTGGTCCTCCTGAGCCTTGTGCTCCTCCTGCGCGGCCTTGATGCCGCCCTTGGTGACGAAGCACGGGTTGGTCTCGATCCGCGACGCGGTCTCGTCGTCGACTTCGATCTCCTCCGGCTTGCCGTCATAGAAAGTGTGGCCGAAGGCTTCGGTCACCTTGCTGTCGCCGGGGGGCGCCTTGTACATCACTGTGATTTTTTGGGTCATGCGTGTTGTCCTTCGTTTCCCGTGGAACGCAACCGTTCCGATGGCTTAGAGAATAAACCCGGTGAAGTAGAGTTCGAGGATGCCCGGGGCCGGGGCCGACGACTGGGTCGCGATCAGCAGCTGGATTTCGGTGTCGGAGAAGGTCCGAAAGAACAGCCCGGTCGCGGCCATCGCAGGCAGCGCGCCGCCAGCGGCGCCGATGGTGGAGCCGGACAGGTAGCGCGTGGCGAGGCCGGGATCGCCGATCGACAGCACCAGCGCGGTGCCGAGCGCCGGGACCGCGGGCCCGATCATGCCGGTGATGACAAAATCCTTCGGCACCATGAACATGCCGACGACGTTGTTGGTGGTGCCGAGATCGACAGCCGAGAGGTTCACCTTGCGGCCGAAGGCCTTCATCGTGCGTGCGAAGCCAAGGCCGCCTTGCGCAGGCTGGCCCCAATCTTTCCGATAGACCATGACGGTCTCCTTTTCCGGGTGGGGGTTAAAAAAACAGCGGCGCCGGGAAGGCGCCGCTGCAGTCTTCAGGGAGTAACTTAAGCAGGCGTCGGCGCGGCGACGAAGCCGGTGACAACACCCCAATCGACCAGCGTGCCGAGGTCGGTCGCGGGCGCCACCGACGACGCCTGCGGGTTCTTCGCGATCTTGGCGACGCCGTACTGGGTCTCGATGCCGAGGCCGGTGACGAAATCGTAGTCGCCGTCCTCCAGCGTGGTCGGGCGCGGCATCTGGCCCATCGCGTAGGCAAACGCCGCCTGACCGCACATGAAGTAGGGCTCGATGTCCACACCGGCACCGCCAGCACCCAGCTGGATCAGGCGCTGGGTGATCTCGGGAATGTTCTTGTAGAGGATGCCGTCATAGAGCAGCGCACCGCCCGTGAAGATCGGGTTGGTCTTGGTCGCGTTGGCCTCACGGGCCCGCGCGTCGCGGTTCGCCTGATACATCGGCGGGTCCTGCTGCAGCGACTGGAACGCACGGTCGCCGAGGAAGCAGACATACATTTCCTCGTCGAGTTCCTCGATCTCCCAAGGCGTGATCTTGGGCCGACCGTTGTAGGTGCCGGGGTTGGAGGGCGTGACACCTGACTGCTTCGCCAGCGACTTGGCGAGCGAGCCGACGGCTGCGCTCATCTTGTCGGTGGCAACCACACAGTTGCCCGCGCCGGTCGCCCACGTCGTGGAGTAGTTGGCAATCTTCGCGCCGAACAGGATGCGGTCGAAGTTCGCCGCCGTCCAAGAGTTCTTCTGCGCGGCGGTCGCCGCACTCCACCTGAGGCCGTTGACGCGATTGCCCGGCGCAGCCAGACGACCCGTCTGGATGGTGCCGGTCGGGATCGAGAGCAGCATGTCGGTGAGATCGTCACGGACGATGCGGCGGCTCCAACCGCGAAGCAGATCGCGCGCGGTCGAGCGCACGTTGAACGAGCTTTCCTTGTTGGACGCCCGGTTGTTCGCAACGGCGTTGCGGCCCCAGTCGGCCCAGATCGGGAAGCCGTAGCTGTCCAGCTGCTCCTCCGCGCCGCGCAGCGTACCGGCACCCACGCCGTCGCCGGTCAGCTGGTTGACCAGCGGGACGTTGATCTCCTTGCCGTCCGTTTCAAGGTCGGCAAGGCGAACGATGACAGCAGTCGAGCTTTCACCCATGAACGGGTCAAAGCGCGAGCGTCGAAGAAAATCAGAGATGACTTGCCGACGAAACTTGATCAGTTCGTTGGCGACGTGATTGGTCGTAAGCATTGCCGCAAATCCCCTATGGGGAGCGGCGCATTAATTTCTAGCGCCGCTTGGCTGACGTTGCGGCCCGGAACAGTTCGATGTCGGATGGTTCGGTGACTTGAGTGTCCCCGCCACCCGCTCCGATGTTTCCGAGCGATGGCATGTTGGGGACCGGCGACTTGACGGGAGGCTCGTTCCTGAACGAGCCGTTGTTCTTTGCTGTGCCCTTGGCGAGTTCGAGCGCCTGCTTCAGATACTCGGGGTCCTTCAACGCTTCCTCGCGCTCGCGCTTGCGGAAGGCATTGAGATCGCCGCCGATGTGGTGAAGCATCGCCCGCTCATAATGCCACCCGGCGATCACGCCGTAGGGATCATGAGATTTCATGGCTTGGTTGTAGACAGCCCACGCCATGGGGTCGCCGAGCTTCATGCCCTGTTCGAGCGCCTGTCGCGACTGCACCACCATCTCAGGGCCGAAACGCTCGACCGCACGATCCTGCGAGCGGTTTTCGTTTTCGATCCGCCGCTGCTGCTCCTGCGCTTCGAGCAGGGGCGTCACCAGCGACATCACGAAAGCCTCCGGGTTCTCGAACACGTCGGGCTTCTTCGGTGGTGTCTGCTGCTGTGGCGGCGGCTGGCGCTGAAATGCCGCCAGACGTGCCGCGATCTCGTCGCGCTCACGTTCCGCACGGCGCCGGGCCTCGCTCTCCTCGCGCAGGCGGCCCGCCGGGATCGGCGGCTCCTCCTTGGGGGGTTCTTTCGGCTCGGTCTTGATGGTCTTGTCGTCGACCTTGTCGACAGGCTTGTCGGCAGGCTTCTCTACAGGCGGCTCGAACTTCGGGTTTTCGAAATCGGCCAAGGTCTTGGCATCGGCGTCCGCGGCTTCACGAAACAATGCAGCATCGTCAAGCGCGTCAGCGCCTTGCGTCACATCCGTCATGTCTGGTCTCCCCGGGTCTATCGTGTCCGGCTACGTGGCCGTGATGTCGCTCACGGCGGCGTGGCCGCGATGTCGTTCGCGGTGGACGTGGTCGGGCTCGATTACGCCCCCGACGGCGATTGATTGGCCCGCTGCTGCCGCGCCACTTCGCGATCCTTCATGCGGTGGAAGTGATCGAGCGCGCGGTCGGCGGTGCGATGGAAATTCTCGGACCCGAGATCAGCCAGCTGCTGCAGGCTGCTGACGTTGCGGTCGGCGCTGCGCTGGGAATGATCGGCCAGTAGCTGCAGCGGTGAAATCAGCGCCTTGTGCTCCAGCACGTTGGCCGAGGCGCGCTTGTGGACAGCGGTCGCGTTGGTCTCGTTGATGTTGGCAATCTGCTCGGCGATGTCGAGCGGCGACTTCGGCGGCGGCGGCGCACCGGGCATGCCTTCGGTGCGCGCCTTCGCGAGATTGAGCAGGCCGCCGGTCTGCGACTTGCCCGCCTCTGCGGTGAGCTTCTGGGTCTCGGCCTGCGTCTTCTGCACGGTCGCCGCGCCCTGCTGCAGTTCGATCTGCTGCGCCTGCTGCTTGACCGGGTCGGGCTGGTTCATTAGCTGCGTCAGCTTCTGCTTCTCCGAGATCGGCAGCGCCGAGGCCTCGATGATCACGGCCGGAGGCACAGGCACATTGTTCTGCGCGAGGCTCATCAGGAGGTCGAACACGTCGCCCATCACGGTCTCGGTGTCGGGGCCCTCGTCGACCTTGATCTCGACATCGATGTTGCCGAGCATGTTGACCAGCGTCGGCAGCCCCGTCATCGGGTCAACCTGCACGGAATTGATCTGCATGAACTGGGCAACCTGCTGATTGCCGCTGACGCGCAGCATGCGCTCGCTGGTCCAGTATCGCTGCGCCGCGTTCCACGCCGCCTCGTAGCGTTGCAGCTTCCACATCCGAAAGTTTTTCAGGAACGGCCCCATCTCGGCGAGACCGGCCTGCTGCAGGGCGCTCGCCGCGCGGCCCGAGACGTTCTGGCCAAACTGCTGGATCAGCTGCTGGTTCGGGCCAAAGGTGTCGATCTCGTCCTTGGCGTCCTTGTAGTAGGTGGTCTGCTGGATGAACTCCTGCTCGGGCTCAAGAATTTCCAGATCATCCTTGGTGCCGCGATAGACCAGCGTGCCGTCGGCACGTGCGGCCTCGCGCCGCGTCACCTCGATGTCGTCGACCGTGCCTTCCTTGATCTTGATCTGGCGCGTGTTCATGATGTGGATGGCCTTGGAGCGATGCTGGTTCATCGCGTCCTGCGGCCCGCGCAGACGCCGGATAAATCCGTAGTGGTCGCCATCGACGTCGATCATGTTGGCGAAGGCGTTGTATTTCGAGATCGACTGGCCGCGCTGATTGAAGAACGGGCTCTCGCCGCTCATAAGCTCGACCGTGCCCGTGTGCAGGCACCACAGCCACCGGCCGCCGCGCTTGTACCAGTGATCAGCGAGGCGAACGCGGTTGCGGCTGTCGACCCACATCTGCTCGCGATCGGTATCGAACGCGGTCCAGAAGCCGCCGTCATTGTTCAGGCTGGAGCGAACTTTTTCGGCGGCGCCCTCGCCCAGTTCTTCCAGTTCATCGATGTCGGCCCATTTGTAGACGCCGTGATAGCGCGCGTCGCCGAAATGGGTTCGAAGCGAGCGCGGGTCATAAAAGAAGGTCTTGGGGTCGACATAGGCGAAGCGCAGATCGGGATCGCCCTTGTCGCCGGAGGTCAGCATCAGTTCGTCGACGCCGAAGCCATGCACCAGCGCGTCCTTGCAGCACTCGACCTCAAGGTCTTCCGCGTTGGAGGCGTCGCAAATATTTCGGATGACGTGGGTCGCGACCTCCGCGCCCTGCTCGCCGTTCGGGGTGTTGGGAAAACATTTCGGGTCGGTGCGCAGGCGCCGGATGGTGCCGCCGAGACTGTCGATCTTGCGCCCGGTGCGGTCGAACACGATCGGTGGCTGGCCGCGCTTCCTCAGAACCTTCAGCTGGTCGGCGGTCCACTGGTCAATGTGGTAGTAGCGCCACGACAGCCGCTGCTCATCGATCTCGCGCGCCTTCGAGCTGGAATAATCCTCGAACTCGCGGCGGCGCACGACCAGCGCGTTGGTCTCGGCATCATAATCCGGGTCCCGTGTGTCGTACTTGTTGTCGAGCGAGATCATAGCGTCATCGCATCCACCGCTTGGGGCTTCTTTCGCCGGTAGCCGTCATTGGGCAGTTTCATCGCATCAGGTTTTTCCGCGCGGCCTGCCACCATGATGTCGAGCAATTGACCGCCGAGGCCCATCGCGTCGACTTGGTCGTCATGTTTCGAGGCCGGAAAATTCAGCAGTTCAGCAAGCCAGTCGGCGACCCACGGCGCGTTCTTCGGGTAGTAGAGGCCATCGAGCGCCATGCGGCCTTGGATCGAGCGCGCCCGCACCGCCTTGTCGCCCCGGGTCGGAAACGCCGTGCGGTTGACGTGCAGGCGGCGCTGCCGCATCCGCTTCTCGAGAAATGGACCGACACCCGACTTGATCTGGCCGCCTTCTTCCGCCCACTCCAGCGGCCGGTATTTTTCGACGAGATCGCAAAACATTTCGATCCAGACGTCGGATGATTTTTGCCCGCGCCAGAGATCGACCAGATAGAGGTTGTTAAGATGGTCGACGCCGAACACGACATGCACGGTGTAGTCGCCGCCGTCGGCGGTGACTGCATAGTCCGAGGCGCCGTAGATGCGCAGATGCTTGTAGGACGGCAGGATGTCGATCGGCCGCAGCCAGTCTTCCTTGAAATAATCACCCTCGTCGGGCGTCGGTGCCTGCTGATACAGGGCTGACCAGATGCGCGGCGGCGTGGTCTCTTTCAGTTCAGCCAGCTGCGCGCCAAAACCGTAGTCGTCGTCGTTCCACAGAAACTCGCCGGGGGCGCGGCCGAGCGCGTCCTCGACCTTCGCTTCTGCTGGCAGGCTCAGCACGTCCCAGTGCTGATGATTGAGTGCGCGGCCTGCGAGGTCGTCCTCGTGCCAGCGGGTCTGGATCAGCACCTGCCGCGCATGAGGGACCAGACGAGGCCGAAAGTCGTTGAGGTACCAGTCCCACAACCGATCGCGGATCAGGAGACTGTCGGCGTCCTGCCGGGACCTGATCGGATCATCGATCAGACCGAACAGCGCGCGGAAACCGGCGATGCCGACCATGGCGCCCGCCGCCATGTATTCGCCGCCGCTCTTGAGCGACCAGCGCCCGGCGGCCTGATTGTCTTCGGTCGGCTCAAGACCGAGCACCGACTGCTGCTCGGAGATCAGGTTGCGGACACGTCGGCCCCAGCGTTCGGCCAGTTCGGTGGTGTGCGAGGCCGCGAGAAATTGCGCCTGCGGTAGTTGCGCCATTACCCATGGCGGAAACAGGATCGACGCATAGGTCGACTTGGCAGAGCCGGGCGGCATGAACACCGCGAGCCGGATGATCTCGCCGCGGGCCACCGCTTCCAGCTTCTCGATCAGCAGGCGATGATGCCGGGCAGGAAAGTAACCGTTCGCTTCACACCACGATGACAGGCGCGTGCGGACTTGCTTACGCCAGAGTATCTCCGACGCTGCGTCGCCCGACGTGATGATTGCCATAGCCCGGATGCTTCGTCTCGTGGACGACGGAAATTTTCCAGCCCTTTTGCCTGCAGTAGTCGCGCACCCGCTCGCGCGTCCACTTGCCGCGCTTCATGTAGCCGACGATCGGCGCAGCCTCGACCACATGGCCATCCCACAGCACGATGCCCGCATAAAACTTGTCGCCACGGATTTGCGCCAGTATCTCGGTCACCATCGCCGCGGGTACCAGATTTCGTGCCGGTGCTCCCCCTGCCCGATGCGCTTGCGGCGGTAGTTGTGCCGGTGGCACCAGTTTTCCATCATCTCGTTCGGCTCGACGAGGACCGGCGTCAGACCGGCGGCGAAAATTTTTGCGATCAAGCGCGTGAACGCGCCGTTGCCGGGCTCGCGCGCCTGCAGCGCCACGAGACGGATGCGCTTGCCATCCTGCGAGACGATGCTGCGCTCGTGCCAGTCCGCCGGGTCGAACCAGATTGCGGCCTCAACCAGCGTAAACCCCTGCTCGATCTCCATGCGCCGCAGATTGTCGCCGCACTCCTTCGGAGAACGGTTGAAGGCCGACATCACCTGCGCATGGCGAGCAAAATTCATACTCTGTCCGTTGGATGCGGCGTCTGCAGATGCAGGCCGCGCCGGTACCATGTGCGTTCCGACAGGCCCTGCAGCTGCCAAGGCTTGTCGTGCAGAAATGTTGCAGCACCCTGCCGCGGTCGGCCGCGCCGAGAGGGGCGCTGCTGCCCACCCCTCTCGACCGGCGTCACTGGCACCACCTTTGAGGGGGCTCGCGGCGGGGCCGGTGAAGGCTGTAGCGGGTCACACTCGGGACAAAACCCGAGCCGATGCCGCTCGCCGCAGATTTTGCACCAAGGCTGATCCATTTCGAAACCGAAAAATGTTGGAACTCGCAGGTTTCGTAATGATTGCGAACCGGGGGCCAGGATGGTAGTCTCGGCGGCTCAAGGAGAACCCAACCATGCACTTCCTGCTGATTATTGCGGTCGTGGCCGTAATCATATTCTTCGTTGCACGGAACGACAGCCTATGAACTGGACAACCCGCATCGAATGGCGAGCCGGTCAAAACTGGGTCGTGCTGTCGCTCAAGGGCGTTGTCTTCGCCGAGATGAGCCTCGACGACTGGGCCGCGCTGTCGGCGACCCACCTCCTCATCGAGGAGGCGCGTCTGGAGACAGAGCAGCTGCAGCGAGAGGCGGCAGCGAAAGAAGTGCTGCACGGCCACGGATGAAATTTTTCAGGGTCTGCTTCGGCGCCTCGCCGCGCGCTTCGGCGGTCTTGTTGATGCGATCTTCCATGAACTGGAGGAACGGCTTGCTCTCGTCGGAGGCGAGCCCGGTCAATTTACCACCCCCGACCCATGCCGAGGCCTGCGTCTGCGCGGGCGTCAGGCCCAATTCCTTGCCGAGCGACTGATAGTACTGCTCCATGGCCGCATACTCGTTGGCCTTGGGCTGGGTCTGCCAGTAGGCGGGCCGCTTGGCGGCGTCCTCGATCGAGAGTTGGCCGCTGTTGACCAGCTTCTGAATATTCTCGGCCGGGATGCCCTTGCCACTCTGCAGCGCCGTCTCCACGAAGCGCGGGTCCTGCGCGATGATCGCAGGCAGGCGGAACGCATGGGTGTCGACGGTGACCGGCTGCTGGTTGCCGGTGAGGTTCTGCGCGAAACTGGCAGGCTTCGGATTGTTCAGCGGGTCCCAGCCCTCGCCTGCAACACGTTCCGCGTTCATCTGGTGCAGCCGCTGCGCCAGATGGCCATAGGGCTGCGGGTTGGGCGAGCCGACTTCCGGCATGCCCTCGCCGCGCATCGCCCGGCCGTAGTAGTAGGAGGCGTTGCGCACGTTGGCGCCGACCTCCGAGCGCGGTGAGGTCGCCGCGACCAAATCCATGTATTTCTTGAACGCCGCGTCGCCGCCCGAACCCAATTCCTTGCCGAAGGCTTCGCGCAGCGGGTCGGCGTTGTACCAGTTGGCGCCGCCCATCTCCTTGCCCTGCTGGATCACCTCCAGCATCTTGTCGCGCACAACAGGATCATTGGTGAGATCGGTGATCCGCTGCGGCACGCCGCGCGGCGGGGTGTAGCGCGCGAGATCGAACTGCGGCACGTCGGGGACCTTGCCGAGGTTCGAGTAGTCGAACAATTTACGACCAGAGCCGAGCGCCACTTCACCGGGCGCCTCTGCGCCCCTGCCGGGCAGCACCATGGCCATCGCCATCTGAGGCGCCCAGTCCGTCATCGCTTGCTGGCGGCTGTTCTCGAAACTGTGCCACTGCTCCGAACCTTCAGGATACGGGTTCGGCCGCATCACCGCGCCGGGCGTCTCGACGAGGTTCTTGGCACCCTCCATCTGCTTGAGGACATAGCGCGAGGCGAGGTCGGCGGCCTTGTTGGCCCACGGCGCTCCAGCAGAGACCATCGGGCCCGAGGGGATTACGGGCTCGCCAACGTCAGGCAGCTGATCGCGCTGCGCCATCTGGTCGAGCAGCGCCTGAAACCGCTGGGTGGCCGCATCCGGTTGCGCGTAGCGGTCGCGCAGCACGGACAGCGGCTCAGCCATCTATTCCTCCAGCGCCTCACGCGCAATTTTTCCGACGCCCTCGACGACGTGGCGCATGCAGGAGGCCGAGATGCTGTCGAGCGAAATGCCGCCCGCCTCCAGCAGCGCCCGCGCCTTCTTCAGATCAGGCTCGGCGAACACCGAGAGCGGATAGGCCTCGCTCCACGCCACGATCTGCTGCAGAGCTTCTTCGAGTTTTTCTTCGCGGTCAGTCATCGAACAAATCCGGGTATTTTGCCTCGATCATTTTTCCGACCGTGCAGAACAGCCGCGCCGAGGTCTGCGCGATGACGTGGCGATCTCCCAGCGTGATGTGCAGCGTCACCGAGGGCTTGCCCGAGGACATGCCGCCGTCGAGCACCAGCGCCTCGATCTTGTGGGCTTCCTCAAAATTCAGTCCCTTGAGCGCGCCATCTCCCTCGAAATTCAATGTCAGTGCAATCATCGCCGCTCCCGGTTGATCTGCACCGACGCCATCACCGCAACGCCGAGCGCGACACCGAGAAAAAGGCCGATCACGATGCCGGTGATGAGCATGGGTGCTCCTGTGCCGGTCCCCTCTCCCCGCGCGATCGGATCGACGAGGGGACCGGCTAACGTCGGCCTGTCGCGACCCGTTGGGCAGGCTCCCGTTACATTTCGTAATCTTTACGACAATTGCGGCACGCCTATGTCCGGCTCGTCAGCACCCCTTACAGATCGAGGGTGTCTTGCCGATGTCGATCGCGGGCTCGTCCGGCCCCGCTCCGTCGTCAACGAATGGGGCTCCCGAAATCGTGCAGCCCGAGAATGCCGACGAGGATGAACAGGATCAGCCAGCCGCCGAACGGCCCCCACGTGGTGTTGGCGGGCCGCCACGGGTTCATGCCCCAAATGCCGAACACGCCGATCAGCACGTAGATCAGCCAGAACCAGATGTTTGCGCCCATGGGCCTCTCCTATGGTACGGCGATGACCGAAAGCGTGGAGCCTGCCGCCACGCCGAAATATTCCGGGCGCAGCGCGGGCAGAAAGGTGGAGTTCACGGTGGCGGTCCCCTTGACCGTGAGGGCGCATTGCACTTCGCAGACAACCCGGATGTAGCGGGTGTTCGGATTAAACGGCAGTGACTGCTTGACCCCGGCGCTCAGATCGAGCGCGGGCTGGTTGGTGATCACCGGCAGATTGGCGAACGGCGCCTGCGCCTCGACCCGGCTGGTCCCGAACTCCGCAATCCACACCCGCGAGGCGGCGTTTGCCTGCGGCGAGATCAGCAAGAGGAACGCAACAAGAAGGCTGCGCATGTCAGGTCTCCTGTCTTTTCGTCGGCATACGGATTGTCGTAATTGTTGCGAACACGAGGAACCGCCGATGACCGACGAGCTCCACATGATGACCGGCGACCAGCTGCGCGAAAAGTGCGTCGAGCAGGCTCACCATCTCCTGAGAGAGGCCGCCAAGATAAAGGCCGCCGAGGAAGGCATTAGCTACGAGGCCGCCTTTCTGGACTGCTTCAACCAAGTCGCCGGGCGCTACGGCTACATGTTCATACCCGCGATCAAGCAATGACCGACGACGTCAAACCGTTCGAAGAACTGCAGCCGCTCGGCGACGTGCCGGTGGCGCCCGCGCACGCCATCGCCTCGATCGCGCTGTCGCTGGCGCTGAAGTATCACGACATCAACACCGTGCAGGAAGGCGCGCTGTACCAGCAGTACAAGCTGGAGGGCCGCAACATCGGCAACCTGCACCTCGACATGGTGTTCGACACCGCGACCAAGATGGAAGCGTGGCTGCTCGCGTCATCCGAGCGCATCGCGCAGATCGTGGTCGATGCGATCGACGCGCCAGAAAAAACGGAGGACTGATGAACACCTTCACCTTCACCGACAAGGAACTGGATCAGCTGCAGTCGCTGGTCAGAAGCAGGCTGCATGACGCGATCCTGCGGCACTGGAAGCCAGAGGCTGCGTTGCTGCGCGGGCTTCAGGAAAAAATCGGCAAGCGGACACCTGAGATGGGACCCGGGCAAAATGACGGGGCGTGAGTTTTTGGGGGTGGCGGGAATGTGGGGGGTGTTTCACATAAAGCATGCTTCGCCCCCGAAAATTTTCCCCTCCCCCGGTCCTAAGCCATTGATATTACTGGCCTACCCCCACCGCATGCGTCGCAGCCTCCGCGCGCTGTGTCTTTCATGTTCAACCTATCTCGGCACTGCACACAGCCCTGCAACACCCTAACGTCCGTTTGCCTGTTGCGGATCGATGCGCTCGCAGTCGAGGTCGAGCACGTCGTCACCCACCGCGCCCACATGCCCGGCTGCAATCCGGTTCAATTCGGCATCGGATAGCTGCCTGATCTCGTGCGTGTGCTGGTGCTCCTGATACTTCACGTCGCGCCACTGGTCTGGCGCGCAGTTGCGGAGCGCAAACATCGAGGCCGTCGTCTCGGCGCCCTTCCTCGATCGCATCAGCTTGAGTTCCCACCAAAGCGTGCGAGCAGGCTTTGCGCGGGAGACAGCGTCACTAAACTCGCGATGTGCTGTCATCCACCTGTAAACCGTTTCCCTCGAAACCCTGATCTGTCCTGCGAATGCCTCAAGGCTGATGCCATTGGCCATCGCTTCAATGATCATCTCACAGTACTCTGGTCGGTACTCGGTCGGCCTGCCTCCGGGACCAGCTGGCTCACGACGTGGTTCTTCGGGCCTCAGGTGCGCCAGCATGCGCTGCTGAGTGAACGGTGCCATCTCAGCCGCTCCGCTCGCTCGACGCATCAGCGGGCTCGGCAATCGGTTCCACCGCGTGACCGCATGTCGCGCAGCGATAGCCGAGCAGCCTGTAGCCGCGGATGTGGCCAGCCTCCACGATCGGCTTGGTCACCGTCTCGATGCGCTCGGGATCGCTGTTGCCGCAGTTCGGGCAGATCATCAGCCGCTCCGATGGAAGCCGCGGAACACAGTCACCGTCTGGTTCAGCTTACGCGCCCGCGCGAATAGCTTCTCCTCGACCTTGCGACCCTCGCGCGCCTTGCGATGCGTGCCAGTCCGCAGGATGCGGAAATGGTCAGCCTTGCTGCGGCGCTTGCTGCTGTTGCTCATGGCAGAATTATCCTGTGGCAGAATTACGAGGTCAGCTGCTTCACAATCCACATGATCGATTGCTCCAGCGACGTCATCCCCAGCGCCTTGTAGCGACCGTCCGGGACCTCCTCGAACAGCGCCTCCAGTTCCGCCGCCTTGTCCTTCAGGGCGTCGTGCAGCGCCTTCTCCTCGCCGGTCAGCTGGCGATAGCGCGGCCGGAACCGGCTTGGCGCCGAATAGTCGTCAGCCTGCCTGCCGTCCGGGTCGCCTTCGTAGATGTGGGGCATTTTGCCTCTCCAGATTTATTCGTAATTATTGCGACAAAGGGGATTGACCGGGGTCGGGCATTATGCCCATATCCGGTCAGGCAATACAGCCAGCAAGGGGACCTACATGGCCAAGACCAACTACATCGCCCGCCTCAACAACGAGATCATCGGCACCCGCTCCTCCGAGCGCACCTACACCCACGCCGTCGTGATCCAGTATTCCGAGACCTTCTATCGCCTTCAGGCAGAAAGCACCGCTCATGCCGCGTTTCACTGCTCCAAGAGCAATTTCAAATACGAGAGCGAGATCGCTGCCGGTGGCGTCGAGGGCGAGATGGCCAAGTGGAAATACATGAAGCGCGAGGAAGCCGAGCGCCATGTCGCCCGCGCTTCGGCCATCGTCGCAATGGGCTACGACGCATGGGTCGAGCAGCGCCGTCAGGAGAACATCGCCACCCACGCGGCCAACGTCGCCAAGGGCGGCTTCACCCCCGCCGTCGTGACGTGGTGCGGTCGCCCTGATCTGGCGCAGAAGGAGGCCAACAAGCGCCGCGGCGAGACCAGCATCGCCAACGTCTGGATTGTCGAGGCCGAGACCGTCGAGAAACTTCCGAAGGTCAAGGGCGAGCGCAAGCACGCCGCCTACGGCCCGCAGTCGGACTGACGGGCTCACACCGCTTTCACGCCGGGCGCTGGAAACAGCTTCCCGGCTTGAGGCCGTAGGAGCACCCGCTCCAGCAAGGGGAACACCAACATGAAAACCATCGAGTTCAACACCGGCCGCAAATACACGGCGCAGGGCCAGTTCATCAAAGCCACGCTGCACGACGACGGCGTCGTGACGTTCATGGATCACAGCCGGGGCGTCGACGGCCAGTTCAGGCTTGGCCTGCACTGCTCGTTCGATAGCACCGAGGTGCTGCACTGGTACGACAGCGGCACGGCGCAGGGCACGCCGCGCTCGTGGGCCGACGGCATGATGCGCGACGGCTGCAACGCCCGATGACCGCTGACGAGATCAAGGCCCGCATCCGCTGGCTCACTGAGGCGCTCAAACTGCTCGAACGCCTCAAGCCTCCTCCGAAGGAGACCAAGCATTGAGAGGCCTCTACTTCTCGCTGGCGACCGCAATCATCTTCCTGCTGCTGGTCGCCGCCCTCAACCCCTGACCGAAAACCCGCCCTCGCCCGGCGGGTTTTTCGCATTTATCACGACACTTGACAGCCCGGACATAATGCCCGATAAGGGTTTCGAGCAAAGGGGAACACCACATGAAAACCGCCATCGCCTACATCCGCGTCTCGACCCAAAAACAGGGCAAATCCGGTCTCGGCCTTGAAGCGCAGGCCGCGCAGATCGCCGCGTTCGCTGCCGCCGAAGGTTTCGAGATCATCGACACCCTCGTCGAGATCGAGACCGGCAAGGGCGCCGATGCGCTCGACACCCGCCCGCAGCTGGCCACCGCGCTGGAGATCGCGCGGCTCACAGGCTCGACCGTCGTCGTCGCAAAACTCGATCGCCTCACCCGCGACGTTCACTTCGGCTCCGGCCTGATGCAGGCCAAGGTCGCCTTCCGCATCGCCGACATGCCGAACGCCGACAATTTCCAAATCCACATCATGCTCGCGGTCGCCGAGAAGGAACGCGAAATGATTTCGGCCCGCACCAAGGCCGCGCTTGCGGCGGCACGTGAACGCGGGACCAAGCTGGGGTCGCCAACGAGCCCGGCCCTGTTGCGAGACCGCTCCAGCGCCTTTGCTGAAGGTCTGAGGGCCATCGTGGCGCCGATCGCACATCTGCCGACGCGCGCCATCGCAGCCCATCTCAACGAGCGCGGCATCACCACCGCGACCGGCGGCGACTGGCAGTCGATGACCGTGTGCCGCCTGCTCGATCGCCTGCAGGTGGCAGCATGACCGAGAAGCAGTTCAACGCCGCGCTCGCCAAGCTGGGTTACACCAACGTCACGTTCGGTGAACTGATCGAGACCAACGACCGCACCGTGCGGCGCTGGGCGTCGGGCCAGTGGCCAGTGCCCAAGACCATCGCGCTGCTGCTCGGCTACATGCTGAAGGAAAACAGCGACGGGGCGTAGTGGGGACCAAACCCCGTCGCTCGACACATATCAAAGCCCGGCGTGTTCGCATCCGCCGGGCTTTTTCGTGTCATCAGTCCGTCCGCCGATCAAGGACAAGGGAGGCGGCCGTCTCGGTATTCCATCGCTCCGGCTGCGGCACGACAGGATCGTGAAATCTGTTTTCTTCCGGGCTGCGGCCCATGCGGACCTTGAACGCCACCATCAGCG